TGGTGCTTTCCAGATATTGTATTATTGTATTCTTCATATATAGAAGAAGCTGAAGAAATGGAAAAGCTCAATACAGAAATAGGGAAGTAAAATCAAGAATGTCAGCCATAGACGAGTTTTTAATATTATTTAGAACACAAGTTCAGGACGGTGGATTAAACAGGCTTAATAGTCGAATCAAATCTACTCGTAATGAACTTTTTTCTATGAAAAATTTATTGAAAGGTTTTATAGGATATGATATATATTCCGCTGTCCGTAGTTTTATTCCACAAATGATAGACACTTCTCGACAACTGGGTGCAATACACGCACGTTTATTTGCGGTTACTGGAAGCTCTCAACTTGCTGGGACTGAATTCAATTGGCTTACAAAACAATGTAAAGACCTTGGTTTGGAGTTAATGCAAACAGCCGACCAATACTCTTTATTTTATTCTAACGCAAGCAATAGATTGGGCGTAGAAAAAACCAGAACCGTTTTTAAACAGATGCTAGAATTACAAAGGGTCATGCACTTATCTCCAGAAAGATTTAAGTCTGCGTTACTTGCATATAATACAATAGCGTCAACTGGCGTACTTCAATTAACAAGAATAACAAGGCAGTTAAATACATCTCTCCCAGATGTTATGCGTAAATCTGCAAAAGCTATGGGTTTTGGCGATTCAAAAGAAGGTGTCACGGCATTTATGAAAGCTGTCTCTGCCAAACAGATAGATGCAACTCAATATTTAATTAAGTTTACTAAGGCTGAACATGACGCATATGTAACTCAAGAATCTTTAAGAGAAGCAATGCTACAAACAGATGCCCAAATACAAAAATTACAGTATAGTTGGCAGATGTTTATGATAGGTTTAGCTAAGGCTGGATTTATAGAAGATTTGGGCAAGGTTCTTAATTTTGTCAATAAGTGTTTAGATAAACTTGACGGACATACTCAGGCAGTTTGGAATACGCTAAAGCTAATTGCTGGACTTGGAATAGTGGCCTTTTTAGGTTCTATGGCGTTTAATATAGTAAAAACAACTCGGACAGTTATAGGTTTAATAAATGCAATAAAATCATTGAGAACACTTATGTTATTAACGGCACTACAAGGTGGTGCTGAGGCAGCAGGAGTTGCTAGTGGGGCGTCTGGATTATTTTTGTTTTTAACACAACCAGAGTTATGGATTCCCATAGCTATAGCAGCCATAGTTGCAGTTTTGGCTTTTGGTGCAAAATTAATATTAGATAAATATTTTCCAGATATTTGGCGCAACATATTTTTAATGATGACTAGAATGCACCAAATGTTGTTAGAGATGATTTGGGATGCTGCTGACGCTTGGAATAAAAGTCCATTGGGTAAAGTTTGGCATGTAAAAACCCAAGAAGAAAGAGATAATGATACTGGTTTTAACAGTACCGTAGATAAGTACATAGACAAAAGCAACATGGCTAAAATGATGGATTCTTTTTTAACAGTAATGCCAAGTATGAGTTTATTGAAGCCAATACTTGTTCCAGCTGCTGATAGGATGTCTGGGGCTATATCAAATATATATCAGCCAAAAACCATAATACAAAGCTTGGTAGTTCAAACAACCGCAGATAATGCTGGCGATATAGCAGAAGAAATAAAGAAAAAATTAGATGAGAGAGACCAAAAACATTACAAGACATGGGGCGAAGCCGTAGCTGCAAGTAAAGCTAATTCTCAAAATCCTTTGGGTCTTTTACAATATTAACAATAATGGAAATAATAATTAATGACAACAATAACTAATGACGCATGGTTAATATTGGTATATAAAGATTTTGATACTATACTTGTATCTGATTATAAAGAAGCTGACAAAGTTGATACCTCAAATATTGTAGATACGGCTTTGAAAACATCTGCTTCAAAAACTAGTCTTTGGACAAAGGTTAAAAATGCTGTAACTGGAGACCCAGTTAGATTAATTAGTGCTGGATTATCTTCTAGTATAGCGCAGAGTATGATATCTAAATCAGGATTACCAAGTGCTTTAGTTGGTAGAATTCAAAGTTCAGTATATGATATTATAGCAGATGGTAAAGTATCTAATACAGAAGTGGCAAACGACTTTATAGGAAGCTGTGTTAATGAATTAGATTCAGTCGCTATCGGTATGGGGTTCCCAACACCAGACGCTTTATATTCAGCCATAAAACCAAATGGTGCTGGGGTAAACTCTGGAGATTTTGTAAATAAATTTGAAGTAATAGCTAAAGAAATAGAAGCAGATAAATTAAAACAAAAGAATAAAGTTGCTCAAGATTTAACTGTTATAAAATTCATGCTATGTACTGACGATAGTGAAACTTGGGCATCAGAATTACCATCAAGAAAAACACAAAATGGTTTCGATATCATAGACGCTATTGAGAATTCGAATAAAACAAAAGACTTTACTGTATCTATAATGAATAACGAAGCAAAGGGCGTAGATATTTATGCTGTAAAAAATGCTATGGAAGGCATAAGAGATGGTAAAATACCTTTTGACATTTATGTTAACGACCCATTTCAGAAGAAACAATTGGCTTGGAAATACTGCTTTTTTACAAATGTAGCTTGGACTTTTGAAGGTACAAATACATTAAATTGCACAATGGGTATTACAAAGATTCCACAATATACAGTTGAATCAAAACCAGTTGGTCCAGCAGGAATCCCAAGTTCAAATAGAGGTGGCTCGAAAGCCACAAGCACTAAAGGCAAATCAGACAAAACTACTATAAAGAAAAAAGACCCTGGGGCATATCCAATAAAAAAAGATGTAATTGGAGATGTAAACAATGTAATATCTGGTTGCAATACTGGAAAATATCATAGCCAAGCAGAAGCAAATAAGCTGTTTAAAATGTACACGGGATATGATGCAACTCACTTTGGGGTTTCTTACAATAAAACTGGGCAAAATGGTTTTTATTATTCACAGTCTACAAATACCGTTAGGAGATAAATCTAACAATGGATTTATATAAAATATCAATACCAAACTTATATGAGAAACCATATACCATCCAAGATGTATTATTAAATAATAAAGTATATTATTTTGAATATTTTTGGAACATAAGACATATAAAAGCATACTTGTCAATATATATATTAGATAATAATATCAGAACTTATATTTTGAGAAATACATGTCTTACAAATGGAATGCACATATCTAAAAATATTAAATATGACAACTGGGTCGGAGATTTATATTTTACAACAGATAAACTAGATTTTAATGATTATAACAGACAAGATATAACATCTAATTTTTATATACTATATCGAAATGGAACGCTAGAAGTTACAACATGACAGTAAAACCTATAAAAACTAAAATAAGATTAGAAATAGTTGGCTCAGATGTTATAATCGAAGATGCCGATATTGAGTTGGAAATAAAAAAGACAAATGAGTCTAAACCAAATTATTGCACCTGCACAGTTTATAACATGTCGGATGATACTTATAATAAAATAAAAGACAAAGCTTATTATGTTAACTGTTATGCAGATGTTAATGATAACGGGTATAATCTTATATTCGCAGGAGATTTAAGAAATCTTAAAAAACCTAAGAAAGCTAGAAAGAGAAAAAAGAGCAAACATCCAAGAAAAAGCAAGTCTACATCAGGCGCAACAACAGAACCTAAATATTTTGAACCTCCAATAAGAACCGAGGATGATGGTCCTGATATTAAAACTATCATAGAATTACAAGATGGGCTTAAAACTACATTCTTAAATTTTCCATATTCAACATCATATAAAGATGCAATAAGTTCAAATAGAATATTAGATGATGCCATAAGAGCATTACAATCTGGGAATTCAGCTATCGGACAATACGATACACCAAATGAAATTATATATCCAAATGGATTCTCATATGTCGGACCTGTATTTAATTTAATAGCTAAAATATGTGCTCGTGGTGGTTGCAGATGTTCAATACAAAATGGAGTTCTTTCAGTTATTCGTTTAGGTGGTAAAAACTTAGATTATATAATTGAATTAAATTCAAGTAATTGTCCAAGACCAGAAGAAGATACAAATAAAGAAATTAATATAGATGCTCCAGTTTTACCTACTCTTAATCCAGACAACATGATATTGGCAAATTTTGATACTGTAAATGGAATAAAAAAGGTATATAAATTAGAAACCAAGATAGATAACTATGGTGGAAATAATCAGGGTACTAAATTAGTGTGTAAAACTATCTGATTGTAGGATATATGGAGTATTAAGGTGCCTTAAATACTTTTTAGGTACAAACACAAGCGGAACTATTTTAACAGGGCTTAAATAAGCTCTAGGATGATAAGGAATCAACATAAGTGGTAGATGAATTCATATTAAATCAAAATCCAAGAACATATGAAGAAAAATATGAGGGACAAAAGGATTTATCCACACTTTTATTTCATAGATTCAATGATTTAAAACATGAAATAAAAACAATGTTACCGTGTAAAGTTACAGAAGTAAATAATACAACTAATCAGGTTTCTGTAGAAGTTTTAGATTATACACATGATGAAGTTGGTGGCATCCAATCTTATCCAATAATAACTAATATTCCAATAAGACAACCTATGGATTCTGGCTCTGCATATATAAGACTTCCAGTTCAAATAGGGGATGAAGGTACAATAGAATTTTTCGACAGCTCAGTTGATGATTTAATTGTATCTGGAGTTCACAGTTATGATTTAGATGAAGATTGGCATAAGATATCAGATGGCTTATTTACAAATGGGTTTTTGAGCAAGAATACTTTATTTACATTTGATTCCACAGCTAAAATAATACTAGGTGGAAAAGATGGTACATGCACATTAAAACTAACGGCAGACAATACATGGACAATAGTTGGGAATATTAATGTAACTGGAATTATTACAGCTACAGATGTAATTGGTGGCGGAATATCATTAGCCACAGAAACATTAACAATTTAAGGAAATTATGGGAAAGATAACAGATTTAACAAATGCAAGTAGTCCAGCTGTAGATGATTATGTCCCTTTATGCGGAACAACAAATGGTACAAGAAAAGTCTTAGCAAGTACTTTGGTTGGTGGTATGACCTTTACTCAGCAAAATTCAGACTGGAATGCCACAACTGGTGTTGCTCAAATACTTAATAAGCCTACAATTCCATCGGCACAGATTCAATCAGATTGGATGCAATCCACCACTTCAAGTTTAGATTATATTAAAAATAAACCGAGCATTCCAACTCAATATACAGATGCTTTAGCAAGAGCTACAATATCTTCAAGTGCCACTGGCTTAAGCTACTCTTCTTCAACTGGAGCCTTTACTTTAACTTCTGGATATACAATTCCAACAGCTACAACCTTAGCCTCTTTCTTGACATCAATATCTGGATTAAACATATCTTTATTAAATAATAATTCAAATTATGTTGCAGATGCTTCTTATGTGCATACAGACAATAATTTTACAAATGCGCTTAAATCAAATTATGATACTGCATATACTAATTCACATACGCATTCAAATAAAACAATACTCGACAATACAACCGCAAGCTTTACTACTGCTCAAGAAACTAAATTAATCAATACCTCAAATACAAATACTGGAGACCAAGATTTAAGCGGATTGGCAAATACGTCTTTAAGTAATATTACAACAGCTGGTAACACAGCTATATTGAATGTAATTAAAAATGCAAGATATGATAGTGGTTGGTTTGCTGTAACTGTGGGAACTACTTATACAAAAACGCACGGATTAGGTACGGCAAACTTTAAATATACAGTATTAATAGCGGATGATGCTAGCGGTACTAATCAAAGAACATCATTAACTGCTGTAATGTTTGGAAGTAACACTTATGGTTGGTATCCTTTTCCTACTAACGCTACAACTTTGGCTATAGCTCCCTTAGGTAGTTTTGTCGGGTTAGATTCAGCCGGTTATGGTGTAACATCAGCTTATTATAGAATTATAGCGGAGGCATTATAATGACAGATTTTTTAGCAAAAAATATAACAACAGGGCAAGTAACTTATTTAGACGTTTTAAATGATGATTATGTGGCATTAACGGATGATGAAATATCCGCATATAACGCACAACAAGCAAAAACATTACAAA